TTACGAGCAACGATCTAAATAATCTACGTTTTTGGATGTAATCGCTTACTAAAATTTGGGGGAGAGAGTGTAAGCTTAGATCAAAGAATTCCCAATCGGTGCAGGATGTCGTTAAAAAAGTATATATTTTCTATATTATATATATCTCTTCTCTCTTGGCTCACAGTGGTATCTCTAGCAAAATCAAGCACTTACGCTTACTTGACATGTAAAGTTGATGATCTAAATTCCAGAAAATTGCGTCAAGTTTCAGACCCCCCTCCGTAGATTGTTTAGATTGTTGTTTAAAATCAAGCACTTACGGCCCCCCGATCTTATGGGCTATTGCAGTGGCCTAGAAGCCCCCGACGTATGGGAGGAAGAGAAGAACACGCAAGTGCCCGCACGCAGGCAATAAAAAACCCGCCTTGCGGCGGGTCAGTGGTCAGAATCCTATTTTTTGTCCATGTAACGCTGTGCGTTCCATGCGATCCAGATCAGCCAGACAGATTGCCATCTGGTGCACTCGGCCATGTTCCTCAGTTTCCAGTATGTGTACCAGAAGCCGAACCGATCTAGGTCAGTCTGTACTTCAAAAGGATGCATCGTCATCGTCATCTCCAGTTGGTGGGTCGGGCGGCCATCCTTGGCCGCCCTTCCCTGTTAGGTCAAGTCCAGAGCTTGGTCTTCGGTTCGGTGGAACCTTCGGCCAGGAACTTCAGATCCTTGACCGCGCCTTCCACACTGGTATCAATGTAGAAGTGGATCATATCCGTCCGGCGCATGTCCGGCTGGCGGGAACTAATTCCCTTCGGTCCACTAACAATCTCAATCTTCTGGAACCCGCAGAGAGTCCCGTTCTGATTGATCTTGTTGGCAACCATTTTTACGGTAATGGTCACCGGCGCAATTGCCCTCTTTTCGAGAGCGGGCTGCGCGCCCTTGGACATTTTGTCCATTTCGTCTCCTAGATTGTTAAACAACCCGCGAGTGCTTGCCTCGCGTGTCGGTTGCACCACGCAACCGACGATTCACACTTTACGCCTACCTACCGTCGGTGTCAAGTTACCCTCGCCGGGGGATCGCGTGTGATGAAGCGCGCGTGATGCGCGCATGATGCGCGTGATGCGTGCGCGCGTGCGCGCGTGCGTGCGCGTGCGACGGGGGGGGGGGTACATGGATTTGAAAAGCGACCGGCCCCCCGGATGTAGTAAACCTCACAACACACGACCCCAAAAAGCAACGTGTAAAGTTAGTACCTCCCACATTTGTGATACACTCCACCTCCCATGAGTGAACGCCAAAACGAAAACTCACGGCGGTGGTACATCAAGAACCGGGAGCGGGTCATAAAGGCCGCCGCTATCCGCAAGGCCAGACTCCGCAAGGAGTGGATAGCCTTCAAAGCCAAACAAGTCTGCACCCACTGTGGAGCCAAACACGTTGCGATAATCGACTTCCACCATGTGATCCGGATCAACAAACGATCCGTCAATAAATTGGCGAGTACCCTCAGTAACGTCAAGGAAGCCATCAAGGAAGCGACTGAGAAGTGCATCCCCCTATGCTCTAACTGCCATCGAATACTTCACTGGAAAGAAACCACTAGACAACGCCGACTTCGTAGGAAATAATCCGGACATGGATTACCATCCGCTTCGACCAACGAAGTGGTCAGACAGACTAGCATTCGACGTAGCCCTTACGTTGGAGGGCAGCGGGGAGCCGCTGTCTGACATTTTGCTGCGTCACAAAATCTCCAGTACGGAGATACTGCAGTTCAATGCAGATCCTGTATTCCTCAAGAAAGTCGAACAGTTCCGCACGGAAGTGCGTGAGAAGGGGCTGACTTTCAGACTCAAGGCCCGATCGCAGGCCGAAGAACTACTCACCACCTCGTGGCTTCTCATTCACGACCCCGCCGTATCTCCGGCAGTCAAAGCCGATTTGATCAAGTCCACCGTCAAGTGGGGCGGGTTGGAGCCGAAAGACTCCCCGCAGGATCAGGTTGGAGGTGGCGTCAAGATCACCATCAACTTGGGTAACACGCCCGAGGATGCGCGTGTCATAAACGTAGATCCGGAGACTTCCTTTGACGACCCTACCCTTGAGTCTGAGCAGACGCTTCCATACAACGTTTGAGGGCCACGAAACCGCTGTTTTTGACAACTCGGTGGAGTACCACAACTTCACTCTGGCGTTGAAACAAGCCGGGGTTTCGTTCCTGACTCGCATCATTAAAGCCAAGAAAAACGGTAAGAAGACCCGCAGTTTCATGGTTCTGTTAGTCGAGGATGCACCCCGTGCCGTTAGAGATTAATTACACGCCACCGCCTACCGGTAAGAAGTTTATGGCATCCAACGCCCGGATGCGGGTACTCATGGGTCCAGTAGGTTCGGGTAAAAGTGTCACCTGCAGTTTCGAGATAGTACGTCGGGCGTCGATGCAGCAACCCAACGAGCAGGGGGTACGCAAGACCCGCTTCGCTGTGGTGCGTGAGACGGCGAGGCAGTTGCAGGATACGACGATCAAGACCTTTTTGGACTGGTTTCCACCCGGACAGTGCGGCGACTTCATGCGCACTACCAAGACCTACTACTTCAAGGTCGGAGATGTCCAGTCCGAGATCATGTTCCGGGCGCTCGACGATGCTGATGATGTTGCTAATCTGAACTCGTTGGAACTTACTGGAGCGTGGTTTAACGAGTGTCGAGACATTCACCCAGACATCATCGACGCCATGTCCAAGCGTATTGGCCGTTTCCCGTCATCCAAAGACGGCGGTCCGACATGGCACGGCATGTGGGGGGATACCAACCCTCCTACCATGGACACATGGTGGTACTACCAGATGGAGGGGCTGGATCCGAAAGACGGTGTGTCGCCAAACAACAACGGGTGGGCTGTGTTCAAACAGCCATCCGGACGATCACCGTACGCCGAGAATATCGAGAACCTGCCCGAAGGGTACTACGATACCCAAGGCCGCTCGGATGACTACGTGCGCGTCTATATCGACGGTGAGTACGGACTGTCACTGGCGGGTATACCGGTCTACAAGTACTTCAGACCCGACTACCACATGGCCAAGGGTATGCTCAGTCCGATCATCAATGGGGTACGACCAGTCGTTATCGGCATGGACTTGGGACTTACCCCGGCTGCAGTGATTGGGCAGCAGGATCCACGAGGACGGGCGCTCATCCTCGGAGAGTGTATCTCGTTCGACATGGGGGTACAGAGATTCATACGGACTATGCTCAAACCGATGCTCTATGAGCGTTTTCCGGGAGCGCCGGTAGCCATCGTCACTGACCCAGCGGGTGTTCAGCGGGCGCAGACCGACGAGCGAAGCGCCGTGGATATCATCAAGGCGGAGGGATTCAAGGTTAGTCCGGCAAAGACTAATAACATATCAGCACGAATTAATGCCGTTGATGAGTACCTCATGCGGCAGGTAGACGGCGATCCGGCGTTTCTGGTGGATCCACGTTGCACTTGGCTCAAGGCCGCCATGATGGGTGGCTACCGCTACAAACCGAAAGGCGACGCTGATATCGAGAAGAACAAACACTCACACGTAGCCGAGGCTTTGCAGTACCTTATGCTCCACATTGCGAACGTGAGCGACGGAGCGCACATCCCGCGAAGGAGAGAGATCAAACAAGTTGCAGCCTCTGGTTGGACTTGATAGGATCCCTCCGTCTCCTAGTTATCTCTCTCGCTACGCTTCTCCCTAGGTAGCGCTCTAACCCCCGAGTAACCCTCGGGGGTTTTTTTCCTATTGACATCTGCTAGACTTCTGGTACAAACCCGCATACGCGGAGGAGTATCTTATGGCGTCTAAGTGCAGCAAACCCTACACGGTCACTTCGAACAACTCGAAAATGTCGGGTTCGATCAAGTCGTACCAGAAGGGTGGCATGGTCACCATGCCACGCAAGACAGCACAACAGCAGTTTACTAGCAGCATGATGGAAGACCCACGCAAACCGGGGGCGTTCATGCGCAATGCTGGCCGTGAGATTGCCAGTGCTCCCAAGTACTCATCGCGGGAACGCGAGTTGATGCGCGATGAAGAACAGAAGCGGATGAGCGGTAAAATGCGCGATGCATACGAGCGCGCAACTGGGCGCAAACTGTAAAATGGCTGGACTTACTTTCCTCCGTGTTGTCAGCAACACTGATCTTGCCAAGCAAGAACAGGCAGCGAGCGACGCTGCGCTTCAGGAAAGGCAGAATCAGCCGGTAATTCTCGGACTTGCGGCGCATCTCAGAGCCTGCTGGGATGTCGCACAGATCGCTAAGAAACCGATCGAAAACGAGATGTTGAGGGCTTTGCGGCAGCGCAACGGAGAGTACGAACGCGACAAGATACAGGCCATTCGCGCCCAAGGCGGCTCGGAAATCTACATGATGATTACCGAGGTCAAGTGTCGCGCTGCTGAGAGTTGGTTGCGGGATATTTTGCTCGATAGTGGCAGCCCGCCGTGGGACTTGCAGGCGACTCCCATCCCTGAACTCTCCCCCACGCAGGCCAAGGAAATCCAAGCGGAGTTTGCACAGAAAGTACTGCAGATGGTGCAGCAGGGCGGTGCGGCTCCCACTCCCGATCAGATGTCTGAACTACGAGAGATGGTCTCGCAGGACTACAGATTCCGCATTTTGCAGGCATCTCAGGCCCGTGCTGACAAGATGAAACTGAAGATTCAGGATCAGTTTGAGCAGGGTGGTTGGGAGAACGCATTCAACGACTTTGTTACGGATCTCGTGACTTTCCCGTGTGCGTTTATCAAGGGACCGGTAGTGCGCCGCCAGCGTGCGCTGGGGTGGAAGTCGTTGCCTGATGGACAGACTGTAGCCGAACCGATCGAACGCCTTGGTCCCGAGTACGAGCGAGTTGACCCGTTCAGGATTTATCCGGAACCGGGTATATCCAACATTCACGAAGGTTATCTTTTCGAACATCACCCTCTCACGCGCACAATGCTGTCCGATTTGATCGGTGTGCCGGGGTACGACGAGGACGCAATCCGCAAGATCCTTGAGATTGGCAACGGACAGTCTTGGATCAACGAGGATGTTGAACTCATTAAGAACGAGGAAGAGCGCAAGTACTACTCGTACATGCGTCCGACCGACATCTTTGATGCCCTTGAATTCTGGGGCAAAGTCAGCGGTAAGATGCTCCTTGAGTGGGGTATGTCGGAAGATGAAGTACCCGATCCTGCAAAGGAATACGACGCAAACGTGTGGGTAGTGGGTAACTACGTCATCAAAGCCGTACTCAACTACGATCCACTCGGGGAAAAACCATATGCAAAAACGTCCTTCATCAAGTGTCCGGGGGCGTTCTGGGGTAAAGGTCTCCCGAAAATCATCGAAGACCTCCAGAGCGTCTGCAACGCGGCGGCCCGAGCGCTCGTCAACAACATGGGAATCTCCTCCGGACCTCAAGTCGAGGTCAACCTTGAGCGAATCCCAGCCAACGAAGACATCACCCAACTTACCCCTTGGAAGATCTGGCAGACTACGAACGATCCTCTCGGATCAAGCGCTCCGGCTATCCGTTTCAATCAGCCTGATTCACGATCGACTGAACTCATGGCGGTATACGAGAAGTTTAGTCGTCTCACTGATGATCATTCTGGCATTCCTGGCTATGTTTATGGTGATCTAGACGTTCAGGGTGCAGGACGTACTTCGTCCGGTCTATCTATGTTGATGGGCGCTGCGGGCAAGGGAATTCGTCAGGTTGTTATGCATATCGATATGGATGTCGTTAAACCGATCGTGGAACGGCAGTTCATCTACAACATGCGTTATGACGAGGACGAGAGCATCAAGGGTGATGTTGAAGTTGTCGCCAAGGGTGCGATCAACCTTGCAGTTAAGGAGACCGTCAACCTTCGTCGGATCGAGTTCCTTAATGCTACGGCCAATCCGGTTGATGTTGAAATCATCGGCAGGGATGGTAGAGCGGCGATTCTCAGAGAGATCGCCAAGGGTCTCCAGATGGATATCGACGAGGTTGTACCATCTAGAGAGAAATCAGCGTATGATGCCCGGATGCAGGCGGCTGCAGCAGCACTTCTCCCACCACAAGGGACTCCTGAAACTGCAACGCCTACAGGACCGGACGGTTCTCCCAAGGGGGGAGTTGAAGCAACTACAGTACGTGGACCCAGTGGGAAGGCCGCATGATTCGTCCGGAACCAAGGGTCGTAAAGGCAGTCGCACAGATGGTACGTCAGTATCCTGAGATACTTGAGTTTATTCAGGCATGGCGTATGCACGAATTAGAGAATTTACCCAGTGCGGTAAACCACGCGGCAGTGTCACAGGGGCGCTGTCAGGTGTTGGGCGAGATTGCCAGTCTCGCTGAAGAAGCCCCTGCTTTGGCGGCAAAGTTATGACGAAACTCGCCGTCTAATCACGCACACCGATAGGAGCGTTCAACATGGCACTTCCAGAGCA